GCTTCACCCTGCTGCTTGCGCAGCGTGGCTTTATTCCGTCAGGAATAAGCCTTCACCCACCGGATCCCGAACGAGATCCGGTTACGACCGGCATGACCACCCTTATAAAAGGGTGGATCCATGTAGTCCAGCGACTCAATTGAGTCCCTAGACCCTTCAATAAAGTATTGAAGGAGGTCAGACCAGTCGTTCCGATACGTATGCTCCCGCTTAGAACGAACAACGAATCCCTTCGTTAGAAAACTTTGGGAATCGTTGTCGTACTTCATCTTACGATGAAAGTACAATGTTCCTGGTTGGACACATACATGCCGGACGCTCGGAAGCGGCACTGAGGAAACAGGTATATACCTGCTAAAGCGACCTGGAATACTTTTCCGAATAGAATCGGCTAAGTTCCAGTAGCCTTTAAGATAGGCGTTATTGCCTACCTCAACCTGAGTGACCACTTCTTGCTCACCGACCTCGCCCAAATGTGAAAGGTACAGGGGTGTTACTTCTGTACCCCAGTAAGCATCCATACCACAGGCTTCTCGAAAGTAGCCTGTCATGAATGACTTACTTACATTTACCTTGAGACATAAAGCCTCAAGGACCAGGGCGAGTTCCTCTGCGTGATGTCGGGGACAAATGATATCGTCCCCGAAGACTTGGATCACGGGAAAACCACGTTCATCAGTCAAAGTTTTACTGATGAGTGAATGGCTAACCGGTCCCATGTCATAATCTTTCATATTATACAGTTCAACTGCGATTGCAGCAATTGTATAAATGATAGATTGGACAGGGAATGTGACAGCGCTACCCATAGCAGCGAACTTATTAAGAGCGATTATCTCGCTCTCTCTAACTTCGCAATGAGTAGTCCTTGTAGCTCGTAGACCATTTAAGAATGCAACGTTCGATCTGAACGCACATTCAACAAGGTCGCACGAGACTCGATCTGATGCTGCCGACAAGTCAATTGTCGCCAGGCTCGTACTTGCACTTGCGTGCAAAGCAAGAGACCTTGAAACATCTTGGCGGGTAACCTTAATCACCTGCTTCGCGTTCCAAGACATCATATCGTACAAGGCTCTGCGTACTGCTTGTTGGCAGTACTGCATAGCTGTCGGTTCAGACGCAATGGTTCTAGGCTTACTGAGTGTCTTTGGGACACATATCAGTTTGCTGCAAACCTCGCTTCCCCAGTAATCAGGTAGGGATTCTTCTGCACTTCCGTGCAAATGAGAAGCCCATCCGATACTCGGGAACACCTGAGCCAATGACTCGGGCCAAGAAGGGAAGGAGTACTTATCTCCGTCTTTCTTGAGGTCTGAGACCGATCCAGGTCCATGCTTTGGTCTGTAGTTGTCCCAGACAGGTTCTCTGTCGGGGATGATGAAAGGAGCAACTTTATCCATGATCTGGAGTATGCATCCGATGGATCCAAGCTGATCGCGATTAGCATAATCGCTATACCGACGATCAGGCTTAGAACCATCCTTGCCACTCCAGAAAGTGGAAGGAGTTGCAACACCTTCATCAATGAGTATAAACTCATCAACAGCTTTTGACTTCGCCTTCGCATTACTATCCTTTCTTACCTTTTTAAAGAGGTTAAGAAGAGAGCGTGTTGCAGAGACGACGTCAACATCTGCTTCAAAACTGGGATCAAAGTCTTGTCCCAACTCTGGAGAAAATGTCAGACCAATTAAATGTCCAAGAAGATATTCTTCAGGACATTTGCTGCCTTTAACTCGGAGGGAGAGTGGATAGTTTTCCCACTCAAAGTAACCCCGAGCCAAAGCTTTCTCATAGAGCTTGCACAATGAAGGCAAGTCATCCATGATAAGGCCGAAGCCCCTGGTTACTACTCTCTTATGGAGTTCCTCCAAATCGGAGGCAGTTTTGCATGTCACGTAGGTTCCTAATGCGTATCCAACGTCCTTCAGCAGGGCGCAATGGTACGTATAGGCGGTGACATGCTCAGACGATCTATTCATCGTGCTAGGTTCCTTCAGTGAGGGTTAACGTAGCCGACTAGATCACGTATCTCTCAACACTCAAGTATGAGTATCAAGAGGGAAAGGTAGTCTTTCGACGTTAGGAACGCCGATCGAGAATCTTTCCGAGCTCGGTGCTGGTCAGGTAACCCTGAACAGCGTTATGGAGGTCTTCGACGACAGTGTCGTCCTCGACTCCCACCGAAGTCTTGAGCACTTCGTGCACAGAGACGACGGAACCGAGCGTCAGAATGCCGTCGACCGTAACATAGGTCGTACGAGTCAGTTTCACCAGGTGTTGTTCGACACCGGAAGTGACACTGGACTTGGGAAAGACGTGCTTGACTTCAAGCACATAGTCATTCCCAGCCGCATCCTGACCATTGAATAGGCCGCCTGGATCGCCATTGTTGATGCGGTTCAGGACGACAGATTCACTGTCATACGAGATTGTGATCTGATTGTCGAGCATGAGGGGTCTCCTTTCGAGCTCTTGTACTATTGCCTAGGGGCAGGGATCCTGCCCTTTGGTTGGTTAACGAGATTTATCGACCACTAGTTAGCGTAGACACTTGCGAGTGAGAACCCGCTAGTGCCGCAGCTACAGCCAGCAAGTTACCAAGCTGACTAGGACTAAGTAGTGGATACAATCTCGGAAGCCTAGGAGTCGGGTTCGGGTATATGCCTCGTCTTTGTGTAAGTCGTTCATAACGACCTCCACCAACACGGACATTTCCCGACCAGTAGCTATCAAAACTGCCAGTATGCTTGATTTGATACTTGGTCTTTGTCTCAACACAAACACAAAGAGACGAGATCTTGTATCCAGGCACCCTGTTGTTATGCGCTCTGATCATGTCGTCTACATTAACAAAGTAGTCGATCATAAATGACCATGGCATTAGGTTCCAGGCAGTTAAGATGGGTAGGTCCGAAATGAGGAGATTCCTCACTTGTGAAGTGTTAAACTTCCTCGGTGGCTTAAGTTTGTTAGACTCAATAGTTTCAGTCTTAACACACCAAGCCCGCAAGTTAGTGGTCCATCTCTCTTCGAGATGAGCACCAAAGGTAACAGAAGACTTCGTCTTCGTCGACTCGGTTTTCCCGAGTCCAAGTTTCCTTTTCTTCTCACGTCCTACCATGCTATTTATCAGCTCCATTCTCTTATCAATGGAATCTGCGATGTCCGCGAGGGCAAAGAGATCCCTAAGGAATGGCAGCACGCCAAACAGTATGCTTATAGGCACTGTTAAAACGTGTTTGGGGAAGATAATTGCTGGAATCTCTCTGAGTTCCACCAAAAATTCCGCCAAATCGACTTCCGGAACACCAGGATGACCCATGCCAATAGCTTTATTGACATAGGAATCAGGGTGTCCAGGCATGTCGACTGGTAAATGGCCTGAATCCGTATAGTCAGATCCTCTAGTACCAACATGGTAATTAGAGAATTTGACTTGGTAATCAGGTACTCCATATACTGCTGATATACGCTCCGTTTGACCAATTAGACGTCCAGGGTGTCCCCTGAACTTTTCATGATGCAAATCATGATCTGGGAAGGGTGGCTTATCCGTGGCATCTAGCATGTACTCCGTAAAGGTACGGTCGTACCATACTGGAGTGCCCGTATTGGTCCAATTCTTCCATGGCCAACCAGAACTGTAAAACTTCCTACCGCGATGTTCAGCGACTTCAGACAAGGAGCGAGCTCCTGTCTTACGTCGCTCGCGGTAAGTCATTTTACTTCTCCTAGGTAAAGGTGTCAGAACGACAGCATCTCATGATGCAGGCTGGAGCTTTAAGGGCTCCAGCC